ATTGTATAAAAGCCACCGTCCGAGGGGTCGATATGCAACTGATCACCTCCCGTGAAAAATCCCGACTGCTGGCACAAGACTCCAACGATGAAATTTATCACGAATGCGTATTAAAAAACGGCACTTTTATATTCGTGGTAAATGATCGCCGCCAGTTACAGGTTTTGTTTAAAGTCGTTAATTAGCAAAGGCTCTTCTCCCCTTCCAACGGTATTGACCGGATAAAGAAAAAGGGATAAGACTTGACGTTTTATCCCTCTATTCCCTGTTTTACATCGGTATTTTTAGTTCTTCTGCGACACCGGCACCGCCTTGCGCACATCATTCACAAAATCCTCGCATGCTTTAAATGTCGGAAAACTGTGCGCCGGAATTATCAGGGTCGTATTGCGCAGGATATCCCGGCCCGTTTTCGCCGCCCGTTGCTTGACCACAAAGCTACCGAATCCCCGCAGATAAACGTTCTTTCCTGCCGTCATTGCGTCCTTAATAGTGTCCATCAACGCCTCTACCACAACAGCCACCTCTGTTTTAGAGATACCCTTCTCCCGGGCAATCTTCTCTACAATTTCTGCTTTAACCATGTCCCTAAAAATTTAGTAGTTTAAGAATTGCGTTAAAAATAGCGATAATCTTATTCACGGCATAAGATTTTCCCCTTATTTTCCAGCAGCTTACATCGTCCCATAAGTCTGCTTCCAAGTAACACCCGGAACCTGAGCACAAAAAGGATTCGAAACTGTATATGGAAAAATTTCATGAGCGTCAGGTCAGCCACGGGTTTTTGTAGGGGTCGTAATCGTTTTGAAATGTCGCCAGTTGCCAGTCTGTCACCGGCTTGTTATCCTCGGCCACCTTGCGCGGTATCTGCGGATTCAGCCGCAGCTTGGACGCATCATACAGCCATTTCATCGAATCTTCGTGATCCCGCTCCCGCACTACGCTTACATTGTTCGGAGCTATCAGCTTGGTCAGCTCGTACAGCGCCAGGCGCACCATGTGCTTTTTCAGGTTGTAATTACGAGGATCGCCCGGGGTCAGGTTGCGGCCTATCTCCGGCACATCGGCATTCACGTCTGTCTCCGGCACGAACACAGCCCCCTGATACACCACATAGTCGTGCCCGTCCATCAGGTAGTCGTTGTATACGGGGTCGTAATCTGCGATAGCGCCCCATGCATCGGACACGGCCGGCGTCAGGTTGTTGTCATAACCCTCCTGAGATACCAGCGTATAGAATGTATCTTCAAAGGACACCACATCCCACAGCGCATATCCCACCGGTTGCCACGGCTCGCTCTCTACCTCTTTCCAACCCGCTACCATCGGGATACGCACTTCTCCGAACTTCCACCCGTTCTCGGCCAAACAACAGTACGGGGTACCATTGTATTCTACTACATCCCCCTTATAGTACGTGCCGAACTGCGAATACCGCATATACACAGGCGATTCCGGCGACATTTCGATATACTCCTCCCAATAATCCACCGCCGCCGGCGCCTTGTACCCGCTTATCGCCCGGATCACTTCGCATATCTTCCCTTCATAGTAGATATGCGCCCCTACCGGATAGCTCACCCGCCGGTCGTAGTCCGCTATGTATTTGCCTTTGGCCAGCTCGCGTTCCACCTCGTAGTTCTCGGACAGGTATTCCACGATGCTCATCTCTGCACTCTCCTCCGCCTGGATGAACCGCTCGGCATGCCCCCGGGTCATCTGCGAAAGGGCCTCCTGGGTGATGATCCCCAGATAGTCCGCGTCGTTCAAAAATCGTCTGTACATATCGTTTAATAGCTAAAACCTTCCTGTATCACCGCCGTGGTCAGCACCGACCCCATCCCGTCCCCGCTACGGTACCGCTGCCAGCTCTCCCGTAGGTAATAGCACAGCAGGTAATCCAGACAGTCCGACAAGTGACCGTATTTCTCGTATTTCACACCCGTCTTGGGGTCGGTAGTCTTTTGCTTGCTCTTGGTGCCGTCCTCGTTGCGCAGTTGGTACAGCAGGTCTTCCGTCAGTTTACGGCAGCGTATGTCGATCAGCAATTCCCACCCGTTGTACCCGCAGAACACCTCGTTGACGAACTCGCACCGGGCCGCTTGCGGGGGTTGCTTGCACAGCAGTTTGATCCGTGGACGTAGGACGCCCTGCCCCAGCGTGTCGGCGATCAGCGTATAGTTGTTCACCCCCTGCTCGCTCGCGGTGGAACGTTGCAGCCCCGCCGGATCGCCCGTCACATCCACACCTCCGGCCTGCTTATCGCGGTATAATTTCGCTTTCAGCTTCCGGGCCAGAGCCGGGGTATTGTTTTCCTTGTCTTCCGGTTTGCCCAGCACCTCTTCCAGGATATAGACTTTTTTGTTCTCGTAGTCCATCTGGGCCAGTAGTACCGACATCTGCGGAGCCACGTTAAAATCCCACACGGTGATAAGCGGGCGCATCGGGTCGTACACCCGCTCCCGCAGGCCCGTTTCCAAATGCCGGCTCCCGTCAAATTTGGCGTACACCGCCATATCGTTGGCCTCGATAAAATCCCAGTTACCGTACAGCAGACGCTCTTTGGTCGCCTGGTCGCGTATCTTGTTCAGCGCCGCTTCGTAGGTCTGGCGGAACGGAAGATTCGGGTTGTCGAACACCGAAAAAGGCACGTATGCCTCCCCTTCGCGGAGCACGACAGGGTCGCCGTTACCGTCCTGTACGAAACGCCCCCGCACCCAGTTTACCGTCGGGTTGGTGGTCAGTAGCATCCGCGGTATTTTGAACGTCTCGTGCGTGCGCCAGCGCAGGCGGGAAAACAACACCTCGATCGCCCGCTCGGTGATCTCCGATACCTCATCCACCATCGCGATCGTGTACTCCGCCGACCCGAAACGCTCGAAATTCGGATCGGACGGGATATCGGCCATCTCCTTCATTATGATGATCGAATCGTTCCAGAATAACAGCGTCCCGTCCAGGTTGTTGATCTTATAGTTCACATCCTCTTTCAGACCCCAGTCTTTCAGTATCGTCTTGATCGTGTTCCACGTACTCTCTTTCAGACTTTTCAGCGTCTTACGCGCCACCACCGCCCGGATATTCTCATAGCGGATGCAACTGCTTATCAACCATACGCTCCCTATATAGCTCTTGCCGCCGCCGGCGGCGCCCCCTCCCAATATCAACTGCGGCAGGTTCCGGTTGCCGCACTTCATGCACTGCGGCTTATATTGAGGGTTACCCTGTGCGTCGTGCCCTACCGGCACCAACTCGATATGACCTCCGCATTCGGGGCAGTAGTCCGGTTGCAGCAGCTTCCACAGATCGTACTGGCGGGGCGATGGCTGGAAATCTATCCGCAGGTTCAAGGGGGCTATCAGCTTGTTAGCACCCATTACGCGATCCGGATCGTGATACGCTCCGCTTTGCCCAGCAGTTTATTCAAATCATCAGACGTGGCGCGTGATTCCACCACCCTGCCCCGGATATCGTTTTTGCCCACCAGTATGCACCCCGCCGTGTCCTCCGGATCGTTGCCGGCATGTATCAGTATGCCCAGAAAATGCGGTACGTCATGTAGCAACGGCAGCACCCGCTTGAACCGTGGGCTGTATTCCATCGTGATGGTGTATGTCCCCGCCGGGATGGCCGTGCGGGCATAGATTTTTTCCTTGCACCGACAGGAACGCCCTTTGGGCGTATCAGGGCAAGCAACAGGGAGTTTGCGCACCGTATCTTCCAGTGTGTCGCAAAAATAGCGGCCGTCGATATAGAGACTGCCCATGGTGTAATCGACGCCGTAGTAGCGGCGTACCAAGTCGAGAGCGATATCCATTATCCTTGATGTATGAGGTTACATCAAAGAATAGGTCTCTGCCGCACGGGAAGATTATACGGAATAATAAACGAACCTAAAACAAATACGAAGTAATCTAAACTCGATTACCTTTGCGCCCAAACAGCCTAGCCCGACGATCCGGAAATAGATAAGACCAGCGCATCACCAAACGCCTACTCGTCTCACAGACGGTAATTATACACGAAAAAGCCCCCCGCGCTTATATACACGCGGAGGGTTCGGCAGGTTCGGGCATGATTCAGGTATTACAGCGTTTTCACGTCGTTCTCTTTTCGCTTTTCCATATTCTCCTGTTTTCGCCGCATTTCTTCATGCGTTTTCTCCTCTTTCGCTTTCTGCTGTTCGGCTATCTGTCGCGCATGTTCAAAACGCAGGCTGTCGCTCACGAAATACATCGTGTAAAAATTGTGAAACTGCACCTCGGACGGCTCCGTTTCTGCATCGTCCAAATGCCGTGACGCCAATGCTCTCGTATAAGCCTTTTGCAGGGCATAACGCAAACTCATAATGGTATTTTCCCGCCCTATCGATATCACCCGGTTACCCACTACCCACCTGTTGGGGGCCGAGGAAGACTCCAACCCGAATTTTGCCGTCAGAAAATCCCGGAACGGATATTCATCCGACGGATGATCCTGGTAGTCCAGCCCCAGAAATTTTACCTGATACAATTTCCCCTGCTGGGTAAAATCCCCCTCGATCCGCTGGATACAATACCCGTACACCGAATCGTTATGCTCTTTCAGGAATTGTTCCCGCTGTATTTCGAACTCATCCTCATTTATCCCGAAACGGATATTCCCCAGCACCCGGTCGCCATCGGCCAAGGCGATACTGTCCTTGAAAACTTTGTCTTTTTCGATGGCTTCTTTCGACGGCCTATCGTAACAGGCGGCAAAACAGACGGTCGTAATCAGTAGCGGCAGAATCTTTTTCATGCGTTTTGCTTTTACTCCCCAAAAGTAAAGAATTCCCGCGAAAATAACGGAAGAATTTGCATAATACATCTTTTTTGATAATCTTGTTATCGTACAGCCAGATAGTTGCGTCACATTGCCGTGACGGCGCGGTACATTCTCCCCTCGCCACGGCGGCCCACGGGCATCGAACGCTCACCTTTTTTATTTCTATTCGCTTCCACGTGTCGATACCGCCGGGAGAATAGCCGGTACGGGTATGCGGCATTCCATACAACTCGCCATTTTTTACAGTCAACGTATTTTTTAACATTTTAAACGTCACAGTTATGTGGAAAAATTCCGTTAATTTGTTAGGGTTGGCGTGTATCTCTTTTTGCTGTTCGCCTCATGCGAGAAAGGATCGTATCAACCCGCTCCCGCTTCGGCGGAAGACCAGTTCCGCACACAGATGTGGTCGGCGTTCGAACAGACGTATCCCGTCACCGACCTGCCGGTCGATTGGAGCAAAGCGATCGTTTACCGCAGGGCGGACAGTTCCCGTGTCGCTATGGTGCGCCTGCGGGCACACGACAAATGAGTTATCGGTTCACGATCAGTTTATCGAACCCGGAAGCGGCCGCCCAGCCATAATGCGTTTTGTAATACTCGTTCAGGGGAGCGAAATTGC